CTTAAATTCCTGCCAGACGATCTGTCTGACAAGATTGTGAACAAAATACTTGGGATGTTTGGACTATGAGTGAAGAAAAGCCAGCAGATGTACTAAGCAAGGTGCTGTCCTATGTGGATAGTCCATTCAAGCTGTTTGCGCTGATACTCATGGCGGTGTTTGCATTTTGTGGCTACTTTGTTTGGCAGAACCAAGAACTGCTAGTGGGCGCGTACAAAGAGTCCAAGAAGATGCCAAGCATTGTTGAAGACAGAGTAGAAGACGCAGCTGCTCACTTGTTCAAAACCACCAATGCCACTATTGTGGCCGTGTTTAAAGTAAACCCCATGTTTGGAACCAGAGTGCTGTACCGCGCTTACACCAAAGAAGGCCGAGACAAAACTAACGATGGGCTGGATGTAGGCCTGTTTACCCAGAATTCACTTAACAACGCTGATGTAGTCAAGCTGATGGCCAGCGAGATACCTTGCGGCGAATACAAGTCAGCGCAGTCTGAAATGGGTTTGTGGTACATCGCCAAAGGGGTTGCATTTACTTGCCGAATCAGTATCCCACCTGATCCAAGCCGATTTGTTGGCCAAATTACTGTGGGCTGGGATAATGAACCCGCTGACATTCAGGTGACAAGAACCATGATGGAAATTGCAGCAACCATGCTTACAAGGAGCAAACAATGATTGGACTAGACGCACTAAAAATGGCGCTTAACGCGCTAGAAAGTATTTTTGCATCAACTCACCCTTATCGGGAAGATGGGACAAGCACTCTAAGCGAAGAATCTGTTGAGTTGAGTAACAAAGCTATTGCTGCCATTAAAGAGATATTGGAGCAACGCACATGATTGGACTAGACGCACTCCTATCGGTAGGTGGAAAACTTATCGATAAGCTGATCCCGGACCCAGAGGCCAAAGCCAAGGCGCAACTGGAGCTCCAGAAGATGGCGCAAGATGGTGAGCTGGCTAAGATGGCCAATGAAACCGAGCTATACAAGACGGAGCAGAACAACCTGACCGAGCGGGTTAAGGCTGACATGTCCAGTGATTCTTGGCTGTCTAAGAACATTCGTCCCATGACGCTAATCTTCCTGTTGGTTGCCTATTCTGGCTTTGCTATTGCCTCAATATTTGAGTACGAAACCCGTGGCGCTTACGTTGAATTGCTGGGACAATGGGGCATGCTCGTGATGTCGTTCTACTTTGGTGGACGCACAATGGAAAAGATTGCAGATAGGATTAAAAAATGAATCTGACACCACATTTCACCCTTGAAGAACTCACGCACACTGACCACAGACAGTATGACAATACCCCAAACGAAGCAGAGCTGGAGAACCTTAAGCGACTCGCGGCCTTCCTTGAGGAAATCAAAACTGCCTTGGGCGGAAGACCAGTCATGGTTAACTCTGCTTTTCGCAGCAAGCAAGTCAATGATGCTGTTGGCTCTAAAGATACTAGCCAGCATCGTATTGGTTGTGCTGTGGACATCCGAGTACCTCAACTGACCCCTGATGAAGTGGTTAAAACCATCATTGCATCTGGCTTGCCCTACGATCAGATCATCCGAGAATTCGATCGCTGGACGCATATCAGCATCCCAAACACACCAGAAACCAAGCCAAGAAAACAGGCGTTGATTATCGACAAAACGGGCACTAGGGCTTATGCTTGATGCACCCTCAAATTGATGGGAAAATAAGCCATGCCATTACAAAAAATCCTGTTTAAGCCGGGCGTCAACCGGGAGAACACACGTTACACCACCGAGGGCGGCTGGTATGAGTGCGACAAAGTCCGGTTCCGTCAAGGCACGCCAGAGAAGATTGGCGGCTGGCAACGCATCTCTGCAACAACATTCTTGGGCGTGTGCCGTTCTCTTTGGAATTGGGTGACGCTTGGTAGTCAGAATCTGATAGGTGTTGGCACTAACCTGAAGTTTTACATTGAAAACGGTGGTGCATACAACGACATCACGCCCCTGCGTAAAACTGCTGCAACGCTTGGCAACAACCCGTTTGCTACCACATCAGGCTCAACCACAGTAGTGGTAACGGATGCTACGGGAGGGTTTGCCAACGGCGCTTTTGTGACTTTCAGTGGCGCTACGGCAGTGGGCGGTTTGACCCTTAACGGCGAATTTCAACTTGCAACGATTGGCGTAAGTGCTACTACCTACAGCATCACAGCATCTTCCCCAGCTTCTTCCACCGCTACGGGCGGCGGGGCGTCTGTTTTAGCGGCATATCAAATCAATCCCGGCCCTGAGTATGCAGTGCCTTTAGTGGGTTGGGGCGCTGGTTCTTGGGGCTCGGGCACATGGGGCCTTGGCTCCACCTCGGTAGATGCGCTACGTATCTGGAACCAGAATAACTTTGGTCAAAATTTAATCTTTGGCCCGCGGGGCGAGGGCCTTTACTACTGGGATGCCAACACCAGCCTGACAACCCGCGGCGTACTGGTGTCTTCTCTTGCTGGCGCATCTGATGTGCCGCTGTATCAAAACTTCTTACTGGTTTCAGACATCAGCCGTTTTGTAATTGTCTTTGGCACAAACGACATTACAGATGCAATTCTTGATCCGATGCTGATTCGTTGGTCTGACCAAGAAGATCCGGTGCAGTGGACCCCGGCTCCTACAAACCAAGCAGGCAGCCTTCGCTTGTCTCATGGCTCACAGATTGTGACGGCTGTTCAGACACGTCAGGAGATTGTGGTTTTCACTGACTCCAGTGTGTATTCACTGCAGTATTTAGGCCCTCCCTTTATCTGGGGATCTCAGCTCTTGGGCGACAACATTTCCATCATGGGCCCGAATGCGGTAACTTCTGCCTCTGGTATCGTTTACTGGATGGGCATTGACAAGTTTTACTTGTACGATGGCCGTATTCAAACGCTCAATTGCGACCTACGCCGGTTTGTGTTTCAGGACCTTAATAAGGCTCAAGCAGAGCAGATTGTTGCAGGCACTAATGAGGGTTTTAACGAAGTCTGGTGGTTCTACTGCTCGGCTAACAGCGTAGAGATTGACAAGTATGTGGTATTTAATTACTTAGAGAACATTTGGTATTACGGCACAATGAAGCGCACAGCGTGGCTTGATTCGGGCTTGTCGGATTACCCAATTGCGGCCACATACGAAAAGAACCTTGTCAATCACGAGCAGGGGATCAACAACAATGAAACGGGCACCGAGCTACCAATCGAGGCCTACATTTCATCGTCTGAGTTTGACATCAATGATGGCCACAACTTTGGTTTTGTCTGGCGGATATTGCCTGACTTGACGTTTGAGAATTCTGCGAATTCACCCGCAGGCGCTGTGCCTACTGTGACAATGGACCTGTATGGCTTAAGCAATTCGGGCTCTGGCGTAACAAACAGCGCGGGCCAATCGGTTCTTAAGGGATCCAGTTATGTGATCACTGAAGAGTTCACGGGACAGATTTACACGCGAGTGCGTGGTCGTCAGATGATTTTTAAGATCAGCTCTAACCAACTCAATACAACATGGCAGATCGGCGCCCCTCGTATTGATATCAGACCGGATGGACGTCGATGAGCTTAATTGTCACAAGTGAGTTTGAGCTAAACAGGGTTACTGCGCCTAACTTACCGTTTGCGCCAGATCAATGGAATGCGCGATATCAAGACCAGTTAAACAACGTTTTGCGCCTGTACTTTAACCAGCTTGACAACATTGTTGGGCAGTTAAGAACTTTGTCAGTGCCGTATGGTGCGTTCTCCAGCGATCAAGATCAGACAGCAGTAGCCAATACAGCCACACTGATGACGCTTAACACCACGGATTTTGCAAATGATATTAGCATTGCAACTTCTAAAATCACGGTAGCCACTGCAGGTATTTATAATCTACAGTTTAGCGCCCAGTTTCAAAACACAGACACTGCCTTTCAAGATGTTTACATCTGGTTAAAACAAAGCGGGGTAGATATACCGGGGTCAACTGGCTTTGTATCTATTCCAAACAGACACGCAGGAACGGATGGACACGCAATTGTTGGCTGGAACTATTTTTTAAGTATGACGGCGGGTCAGTACATAGAAATCTATTGGTCTGTGCCTGATGCTGCTGTAAGCATTCAACACCTTGCCGCTTCTGGCACACCCACTAAACCGTCTACGCAGTCTGTGGTTGCAACAATGTCATTTGTGTCCGCGCTCCCAACCTAATACAATCAAACAAACATTTTCCTCTAAGGAATTAACATGGCCACAGCACCTCAAGCCGCAATGGAAATGCCACAACAAGGCGCAAATCCATACGAAGATCCAAATACGATGGCCATCTATGACCAGATGCGTCAGTCGATGTCGCCTAAAGAATTTGGGGATGAGCTTTTGGCAGGGGCCTCGCAGGTTGATCCGCAGGCCATGGCCCAATTTAAGGATGAATTGAGCCAGATTGATCTGTCGCCAGAAGAGCTTGACTCTCTGAACAACATGGTGGATGAGGTGATTGCCAGTCCTGAGCAGTATGACGCGCTTCGGGAAAAGTACTTAAAGATGGGTATGCCAGAGGAGTTGTTGCCAGAGCAGTTTGATGGCCAATTCTTTGCTGCCTTGAACATGGCAATAGATCAATTGATTGCGGAGCCTGCGGGCGTTCAAGCTTTTGCCAAAGGCGGTATTGCTGAACTTAAGCCCATTGCCAAAACAATTGCCAGTTATGGCCGTAATGGCGACACCATGCTGGCGCACATCACCCCTGCCGAAGCACGCATGCTGCGCCGCCGTGGGGGCTCGGGCACGATCAACCCCGCTACTGGCCTACCTGAGTTTTTCTTGAAGAAGGCTTTTAAGAAGTTGGGCAAAGCAGTCAAGAGCTTTGCAAGCAGCACTGTGGGCAAGTTGGTTACCACTGTTGCTCTTGGTTTCTTCTTAGGCCCTGCTGCGGCAACTGCACTGGGGGCTACGTCTACTGCAGCCGTAGCCGCGGTCAGCGGTTTTGTAGGCTCGGCAGGTTCTACCTTGCTCGGTGGCGGTAATCTGAGTCAAGCTTTGAAAGCTGGTGCAATCGGTGGTTTGACTGCTGGCGCTGGTGCAGGGATCATGGGTGGATCAGAGGCTTTTGCTTCAGGCAGTTATACCGGCCCAACTACCATCAGTGGTCAGTATGACAGGCTTATGGGCACTCCTGCTGCCCCTGCCGCTCCTACTGGTCCTGCTATTTCTCAAACAGGACAGGTAGCGAACATGGCGCCTAATCCTGCTGACGCCACTCAGTTTGAGGGGTCCTTGGCAAAAGCTTCTGCCCCTACTAGTTCGTCGTTCATGGACACAGCAAAGGATTTCTACGACAACAAGTTATTCCCCTCTGATATCCAAAAGGGAGCTCTTCCAAATGCGCAGGCCGCTGCGAATGCGGCAGTAGAAGCACAAAGCAAAATTCTCCCTGCAAGTATTACGGGTGAAGCACGTTCTGCTTTGTTAAAAAATACGTATGACAGTGCACTTAAAGCAGCGATGCCCGGAATCCTTAGCACTTACGGCCCAATTACCGCGGCAGGTATTGGCGCTATTGGTGCGTTTGGTGGATTTGAAGCCAAAGACGCTGAGGCATCTAAGCTTAAGCCTGAGTTGTTGAAGTCTGCCACTGATCGTATTGCAGAAAAGGGCAAGCAAAAAGAATATTATGTTCAAAACCTGCCCGGTGTGAAATACGACGAGTTTGGCGCGCCTATTTACGGTCAATACAATCCGTTGCCCACGGCTCCCGCATCAACTACCCCAACAAGTAATTTTGATCTACCTAATACGATTGGTGGGATTGGTTCTTTGTACACGCCTCCTTCCGGCACAATGGGCACACAACAGCCAATTGCACAGCCCTATAACACTGCATCGATGTACACAAATCTGATGCCCCCACCTCCTCCTAGATATGCCGAGGGCGGCGATGTTAAGCCCTCTGCTGAGAGTGCGGCCATGATAGATGCGCAGCGGGCCGCCATGATTGCTCAGGCGCAAGCGCTTGGACAAACTGGTTATACCCCTACAAACCCCGGAAGCTATGGGGTAGAGCGGGGCTCATATACGCCGTCCACGGGATTTGCAGAATTTACGCAACAATATATGCGTAACAACCCTGCACCGGTGGCGCGTGCTTCGACCACAGCATCAACCCCAACATCAGCCCCAGTCTCGCCTGCACCAACAGGGGGCACGAGCACCGCTGCCCCAACCGTAGCCGCAACCTCCGCCCCGACTACGATAATCGATTACGCTCAACAGCAGTTGGACGACAACTATCTGTCTAGGATAAACCCTGTTCAGCCTCCAGTGGATAACTTTCAAACATCGATAGATAATTTGCAGACTTCGATGGGTGGCTACCAGCCTCCGATGGATAACTTTCAAACCACAATGGATAACTTCCAGACTTCGGTGGGGGGTTATCAGCCGCCAATAGATAACTTCCAGACTTCAATGGGTGGCTACCAGCCTCCGATGGATAACTTCCAGACTTCAATGGGTGGCTACCAGCCTC